ATTCCGACTTCGGCGTCAGCAGGAAAGACGGCACGGTGCAGCGTATGTACGTCTGCAACATGGAGATATGGTGTGAGTGCTTCGGCAGGGACGGCTCATCCATGAAGCCCGCGGATTCCTACGCCATTGCCGCCATCATGCGCAAGATCGAGGGGTGGGAGAAAGCGGAGCGGACAACGTACCCGCTCTATGGACGGCAGCGGGGGTACAGGCGGAAGCTGTCCTGAACACGCCATGGCACAGGCGGAAGCCGTCCGAATAAGCGTCCTGCCTCCTGTCCTATAAAGGGGCGGCGGTATATCAAGGGATGCAGGCAGTGTATGGACAAGAGGACAAGAAAAAACCTATAAAGGAAGAAATAAAAAAACAGAGGGCAGACGGGCGTATACGCATATATACGCGCGTATAGGGAAAAAACCGGCGGCTGTCCGCCCGCCTGTCCAGAAAGGAATACGGAATGCGGGAAAAACAGATAGAACAGGCGCTTGTGCAGGAGACGGGAAAGCGCGGCGGCATCTGCCCGAAACTCACCTCCCCAGGCTTTTCCGGGATGCCGGACAGGATGGTACTCCTACCCGGCGGGAGGATGGCATTCGTGGAGGTGAAGGCTCCGGGGGAAAATCCGCGCCCCCTGCAGATGGCGCGGCACCGGCTCCTGCGGCGGCTTGGGTTCAGGGTGTATGTGCTGGATGGCGTGGAACAGATCGGAGGGATCATTGATGAAATTAAAAATTCAGTGTGACTGGTGCGGGAAGGTGATTGAACGCAAAAAAGGACAAATCCATGAGAGGAATTATTGCAGCAAAGCGTGTCTTGGGAAAGCAAATGCTGAGAGATACAGACTGCAAAGCCTTAAAATTTGTGATAACTGCGGAAAGCAGTTTGAGTACAGGGGAAGGCATAAAAAACGAAACCGCCATTATTTCTGCTGTGCTGAATGCGGGTATGATTTCAAAGAAAAGAAAATATATGTCCCATGCGACTGGTGCGGAAAGATGATTTATAAAAAGCGTTCAGACGTGGCGAGGAATAAGCACAATTTCTGTGATTCGGGCTGTTACATTGACTTTATCAATTTTGAAAATGCCGGTTCGGAAAACCAGATTGTATGCGGAAAGAAAGTATATCGTATTTTGGCTGGAATGAGTGTAGGGAGAGAGCTTGTTAGAGAAGATTATGTCCATCATGCGGACGGTGACCACGGGAATCATGCCGCAGATAATCTGATGGTTATGAGCAACAGCGAACATGCCAGAATACATGCGGCGCAGAAAGAGAGGGACAGGAATGGCAGATTTGTTAAACAGGGATGACCTTCATGGGTATCAGCAGTATAGCGTACAGTTTATTATTGAACACCCAGCGGCTGCCATCCTTTTAGACTGTGGGTTAGGAAAAACAGTGACAACACTGACCGCACTGAATGATCTTTTGTTTGACTACTTTGAAATACACTGCGTACTGGTTATTTGCCCTTTGCGGGTAGGTGCAGTGTGGATGAATGAAATACGGCACTGGAGCCACCTGCATGATTTGAAGTGTAGCCTTGCTATTGGGACAGAAATGGAACGGCTGGCGGCACTAAAGCGGCAGGCGGACATTTACCTCATCAACCGTGAGAACGTGCAGTGGCTGATCGCGGAGAGCGGCATACCATTTGATTTCGACATGGTGGTGGTCGATGAGCTGTCCTCCTTCAAGAACCACCAGACGAAGCGGTTCAAGGCACTGATGAAAGTCCGGCCGAAGGTGAAGCGCATCGTGGGGCTGACAGGGACGCCGAGCAGCAACGGCCTCATGGATTTATGGGCGGAGTTCCGGCTGCTGGACATGGGGGAGCGGCTTGGCCGGTTCATCGGGCAGTACCGCACCTCCTACTTCCGGCCGGATAAGCAGAACGGGCAGGTGGTGTTCTCCTACAAGCCTCTGCCGGGTGCGGAAAAGCAGATTTACAGCAGAATATCGGATATCACCATTTCCATGAAATCCACCGACCATCTGCGGATGCCGGAACTGATAAATTCCAGATACACGGTGTACCTTTCCGAAACGGAGCGGGAGAAATACGAGGAACTGAAAAAAGACCTCGTCCTACAGTTACCGGACGGCGAGGTCACAGCCGCCAATGCCGCATCCCTTTCCGGGAAACTGTCACAGATGGCAGACGGAGCCATTTACACGGATGCCGGGGATGTGACCGCAATCCATGAAAAGAAACTGGACGCGCTGGAGGACATCATCGAGGCGGCATATGGCAGGCCGGTGCTTGTGGCTTACTGGTTCCGGCATGACCTTGAGCGGATCTCGGAGCGGCTGCAGAAATTGAAAATCCCGTATGCCAGGCTGGACACGGACAGCAGCATCCGGAAATGGAACGCCGGGGAGATCCCGGTGGCGCTGATCCACCCGGCATCCGCAGGGCACGGCCTCAACCTCCAGGGCGGAGGGAACACCCTTGTGTGGTTCGGTCTGACATGGAGCCTTGAATTATACCAGCAGACGGTGGCGAGGCTGTGGCGGCAGGGGCAGCAATCGGAAACCGTGGTGGTGCAGCACATCATCACGGAAGGCACCATAGACGAACGGATCATGAAGGCGTTATCCGAAAAGGACACCACACAGGCCGCACTGATCGATGCGGTGAAAGCGGACTTGAAGATATAGGCGGAGATGCCGCCAGCCAATGCAAATCTGGGCCAATCAATGAAAATCAACGACAATCTATGAAAATCCGTGGGAAATAAAATATTTTTGATTGGAGGCATGGCTTATGAGCATTATCTGGAAGTACCTTGACAAGCGGTCTGCGGTAGTGGACGCATTGAAGGATTATAGCAGCATGAAGTTCATCATCGAACACACGGATGACGAGATCAGGGCGGCGTATGAAAAAATGGGCGGCGTCAGCAGCCCGCAGCCTGACGGGATGCCCCGCGCCCACAATCCCCGTGCCGCAGAAGACAGGATGGTAAAGGGCATTGAGGAGATCGACGTGCTGAAGGAACGGTACCGGCAGGCAATGGAATATATGGCGTGGTTCCTCCCGGCATGGGAGGAGCTTTCCGAAGATGAGCGGTATGTGCTGGAAACCTTTTATTCGGATTCGGAAAGCCAGACCAATGCCGTGTATGACATCTGCGACCGCTTCGGCATTGAGCGTTCCTCGGCGTACAACAAAAAGAACCGCGCCTTGGGCAGGTTGGTGACGCTGCTGTACGGGAAAGCGTGACGCGGCCGGTGTGAGTAATATCGTGGATGATTTTCCTTATTGGGCGTGGTATGCTGATAGCGTGAAAAAATGTCAAGAGGGCCTTCGCGGGAGCAAAAGAATCCTGCGGGGGCTTTCTTTATGCCCAAGGGAGGTGAGACAGATGCCAAGGAAACCGAAGAGGCCGTGTTCCTTCCCCGGCTGTCCCCGTCTGACAGAGGGACGGTTCTGTGAGGAGCATGAACGGCAGGAGAACCGCCGCTACGAGAAGTACGACCGCGACCCGGCTGTACGCCGTAGGTACGGGCGGGCATGGAAACGAATCCGCGACCGCTACGCCGCAAAGCACCCGTTCTGTGAGGAGTGCAAGAAGAAGGGGCTGCTGCGGCCGGTGGAGGAGGTACACCACAGGTTGCCGCTGGCAGAGGGCGGCACCCATGACGAGGGAAACCTCGTGTCGCTGTGCCAGCCGTGCCATGCGAGGATTCATGCCGAGCGCGGTGACCGCTGGAATAAGCGTTAGGTCATTGTGTGCGGGTTCCTTGTGGAGATTTCTGCCAGCCGGGAGGGGCGGTCGAAATCTCCACAAGGGACCCGCCGGGGAACGGGCGTGGGGCCACACGTACAAAAACCGGAAATCAAACGGGGGATTGCCCGCCCGGATATTTCCCTGAAATAAAGGCTTTTAAGGTGCTGCGGCGTTTGATTTCCGCAGCATTTTTTCAAAGAAAATCAAAGAAACGGGGTGGAAACGGTGGCAAAAGACGGAAGCGGGCGCGGCGGCGCAAGGCCGGGGGCGGGGCGCAAGCCGAAGGCGCTCATAGAAAAGATCAGCGAGGGGAAGACGGCGGAGGTGCTGATGGAGCCCGCCGAACTGGAGGGCGTGGACGTTCCGCCCGTGAAGGACTTCCTGAAATCCCCGCAGAAGAGCGGGCGGGAGCTGGTGGCGGAGGAAGTGTATCAGGAAACCTATGTCTGGCTGAAAGCGAGAGGCTGTGAAAAGCTGGTCACCGTCCAGATGGTGGAGCAGTACGCCATGAGCGTGTCCCGGTGGATTCAGTGCGAGGAGATCGTGTCCTCCACTGGATTTTTGGCGAAGCACCCGACCACGGGGGCAGCCATCGCCTCCCCTTATGTCACCATGAGCCAGTCCTACATGAAGCAGACCAATTACTGCTGGATGCAGATCTACCAGATCGTGAAGGAGAACTGCTCGGTGGAATTCCAGGGGAATACGCCCCAGGATGATGTGATGGAGCGGCTGCTCCGGGCAAGGAAAGGAGTGTAGATAAAAAATGGGAAAGACAACAACGGAGATGCAGCTTGTGCCGCTCTCCAGATTAGTGCCGTATGTGAACAACGCGCGGACACATTCGCCGGAGCAGCTTGCGAAGCTCCGCTCGTCCCTGCGGGAGTTCGGCTTCATCAATCCGGTTATCATCGACCGGGAGTTTAATGTCATCGCGGGACATGGAAGGATTGCGGCGGCAAAGGAAGAGGGCATGGAGGAAGTGCCGTGTGTGTTCGCAGACTTCTTGACGGAGGCGCAGAAGAAAGCCTACATCCTTGCGGACAACCGCATGGCTCTGGATGCCGGATGGGATGAAGAGCTGCTCCGCATCGAGATCGAATCCCTGCAGGGTGCGGATTTTGATGTATCCCTTACGGGCTTCGGTGAGGATGAGATTGCCGACCTTTTTGCCGGGGACGGGGAGAAGGATGTGAAAGATGATGACTTTGACCTGTCCGCTGCGCTGGAGAAGGCGGCGTTCGTGGAGCGGGGCGACATCTGGACGGTGGGCAGGCACCGGCTGATGTGCGGCGACGCCACCAGCACGGAGGATGTGGCGGCGCTCATGGACGGAAAGAAGGCAAACCTCATCGTGACGGACCCGCCGTATAACGTCGCATTCAAGAGCGGCAGCGGGCTTTCCATCCAGAATGACAGCATGGAGAACGGGGAGTTCTACACATTTCTGTACAATTCATTTTCACAGATGGCGGCGCACCTGGAGAAGGGCGGCGCGGCCTATGTGTTCCATGCGGACACGGAGGGGCTGAATTTCCGCAAGGCGTTCGTGGACGCGGGGTTCCACCTTGCCGGGGTGTGCATCTGGGTGAAGAATTCCCTCGTGCTTGGGCGCTCGGACTACCAGTGGCAGCATGAGCCTGTGCTGTACGGCTTCCTGAAGAACGGGAAGCACCCGTGGTATTCCGACCGGAAGCAGACCACCATATGGAACTATGACAAGCCGAAGCGGAACAAGAACCACCCGACCTCAAAGCCGCTCGACTTGCTCGGCTACCCGATCTGCAATTCCTCCCAGGAGAACGCCATCGTGCTGGACACCTTCGGCGGCAGCGGCTCCACGATGATGGCGTGCGAGCAGACAAACCGCATCTGCTGCATGATGGAGCTGGATGAGAAGTATGCCTCTGTGATTCTGCGGAGGTATGTGGAGGACACCGGGGATTCGGAAAATGTGTATGTGGAGCGGGGCGGGGAGAAGATCCCGTACTCCGCACTGGTGAAGGAGGTGCAGACGGATGCAGGACAGGGAACTGATGATTGAAATATTCCGCAGGATACACGCCCTCGGCGGCTGTGACGCCTCGGAGCAGTTTGACCGGGGATGGGATGCGGCGGTGGCGTCCTGCGAGGACGTGCTGACGGAACTGACAGGTGTCTCCTATGATGACCTGGAGGATGGGGGCGGTGCGGATGGATAATGTAAATACAGAAAAGAAGCTGACCCTCGGCAGCCTGTTTTCAGGCTCCGGGGGTTTTGAACTTGCCGGCCTGCTTGCCGGGGTACGCCCGGTCTGGGCTTCAGAAATAGAGCCGTTCCCCATCCGGGTGACCACGAAGCGGATGCCCTACGTGAAGCACCTGGGCGACATCAACGGCATACACGGGGATGAAATAGAGCCCGTGGACATCATCACCTTCGGCTCGCCCTGCACCGACATGTCGGTGGCGGGAAAGCGGGCGGGGCTTGGCGGGAAGCAGTCCGGCCTGTTCTACGAGGCGGTACGGATCATAAAAGAAATGAGGTGTGCGACAGATGGAAAATACCCAAGGTTCATCGTGTGGGAGAACGTGCTGGGAGCCTTCTCATCCAACAAAGGGGAGGACTTCCGCTGCGTCCTCGAAGAAGTCTGCTCTGTCAAGGATGAGGGCGTTTCTGTTCCTGGACCTCCGAAGGGGAAGTGGCCAAACGCAGGGGAGATCGTGGGTGACGAATACTCCGTGGCCTTCAGGCAGATCGACGCGCAACTGTGGGGAGTCCCCCAGCGAAGGAAACGCATCTACCTTGTCGGGGATTTTGCAGGGTGGAGTGCCGGAAAAATACTATTTGAGTCCGAAGGCGTGTCTGGGTATTCTGCGGAGGGCTTCCGCGCGTGGCAAGGAGCTGCCCGCCATACTGAGGAAGGCGCTGGAGCGGCAGGCGGCGTCCGGGGAGTAGTGGCCTGCCTCTGTGACCAGGGCGGGCAGAGGATGGACGTGATGGAGGACATGGCCTGCACCCTGCGGGCGGAGGCGCACCATCCGCCGTGTGTCCTGGATGCGGCGGGGTTCTGCACGGAGCATTCCGCACAGGCGCGGGGCATCGGCTATGAAGAGGAAACTTCGCCCACGCTCCGTGCCGGGACGGTGCCTGCGGCGGTGATGTTTGAGAACCATTCCCAGGCGACGCGCTACACGGGGCCGCTGGAGACCGCGCCCACGGTCAGCGCCACTTATGGCATGGGCGGTAACAACCAGCCGTTCGTGGCGGAACCGGACACACCCAAGACCATGAAGGCGAGGGCTGGAAAAGCCGGCGGGGGCAAGGGCATTTTAGTCCAGGAGGACAGGTCGGCGACGCTCTCCTGCAATAACGACCAGACGGTGTTCGTGCCGGTGCAGGCTTACGGTATTTGCTCCAAAGACAGCAATGCCATGAAATCAGATAACCCGCACAGCGGTTTTTACGAGGCGGCAACTGCTCGGACACTGGATGCCAATGGTGGGAATCCCGGATGCAATCAGGGAGGGATTGCCGTGGTGGAGCCGGAGGGGATGTCGGCGTTTCACATCAACCAGAGGGACGAGGTCATCGACCTGCGCGGGAAGTCCGGGGCATTGATGGCGACCCGGAACATGCAGATGCAGACCTTCGTCCTCCAGGGCTCCATGATCGGGAGGGAGGATAAGAACGGGCCGCAGGGCAGCGGCGTGAATGAGGGCGTGTGTTTCAGCCTGACCGGGGCAGACCGGCACGCCGTGGCGCAGCCGACCTACTGCACCAGCAAGAATTCCCATTTTACGCGGGCGGAGAAGGAGCTGGCGAACACGCTGGTGGCTACCGATTATAAGGACCCGCCCGTCATAAATGATCTGAAGGAGGAGCCGGACTATATCGTGAGGAGGCTGACGCCTACGGAATGCGCAAGGCTCCAGGGCTTCCCGGACTGGTGGTGTGACGGCCTTGGCACGGAGAACCCCACTGAGGAGGAAATGATATTCTGGCGGGAGGTGTTCGAGACCCACCGGAAGATCATGGGGACTTCCAAAAAGCCGAAGACCGACAGGCAGATACTGAAATGGCTGAAAGACCCGCATTCCGATTCGGCGGAATACCGTATGTGGGGGAATGGCATCGCGCTGCCGAACGCATATTTCGTGCTTGCGGGCATTGTGTACTACGCCCAGTTCCCGGACTTTTTATTGTGACATTTTTCCTGCGGTTTCCCTTGCTATTTTCACGGTTTAGAGTGATTAATGTAGTACCACAAAAAAAGGAGGGCAAAAAGCATGGAAAGAAAATACAACGTGACAGGGGAACGCAGGAAAGAGATGGTGGAGGTGGTTTCCGGGATTGTCGGGATGAAGGCGGTCTACATGAGGATGCCGACCTGCGCATACGCCATCAGCAACTTTACAGTCAGCAAGGAAGGAACCCTGGTCTGGGATGAACGCACGGACAGCGGTACGGTGGAAAAGGTCCTGGCAGGGCTGGCTCAGGCAGGATTCACGGCAGAGCTGGAGGAAACCGCGGAGGCACAGGCGGAGGCTCCCACGGAAGAACCGCAGGAAACGGCCGCAGGCGCGCCGGGAGAATCCGCAGGGGAAACAGCCACGGCAGAGCCGCAGGAGGCGGGCATCGGGCTTACGGTGTCGCTGCCGAGGGAGTCCTTCACGGACGCAGCGCTGGAGAACCTGCGGAAGCTCGTGGACGCCAAGGCTGCCCTGATCAAAAAGGCGCTGGCGGTTGAGAGCCTCCCGGTGGAGGCGGACGGGGAGAAGGTCTCCTTCCCCTGGTTCACGGATGGGCAGGACGGGGATTCGGCAAAGGCATACACGCACTTCATCACCGCCCTGTGCAACATGGCGAGGAAGCAGAAGCGCGTCACGGCGAAAGAGAGGCCGGCGGACAATGAGAAATACGCCTTCCGGTGTTTCCTGCTCCGGCTCGGATTCATCGGGGAGGAATACAAGGGTGAGCGGAAGGTCCTGCTGAAGAACCTCTCCGGCAACGGCAGCTTCAAGAGCGGGGCGAGGAAGGGGGCGACAGACAATGAAGTTTCCGAGTAAAGAGATTGTGGAGCGCGTCCGCAGGGAGTACCCTGCGGGGACGCGGGTGGCTTTGGTCAGGATGGACGACTGCCAGGCCCCGCCAATTGGGACGGAGGGCGTGGTGGAAGGGGTGGACGACACGGCTTCTTTGATGGTCCGCTGGAGCAACGGCAGCCGCCTCCATGTCATCTACGGCGAGGACGAAGTCCACAGGATATAGCGGACGGGAGCCATAAACTACACAAAATAAGGGGGCAAACCTTGTGTACTTTATGCC